GCGCTTGAAGGATAGGAGAAAAGGGATCGTTACTCACTAGCGCCAACCCGCCGCGCTTTCATGCGCGCATACTTAGCTTGTTGAGCGCAGCGGCTACTGAATCTGCTCCCACGACACGCGGGCAGGGGGGCAAGCCTTCGGAGCGCGCCTAAACCCGATCACGACCGGCTTAGTCCGGTCTTGATTGTTGAATCGGATTAGCACTTCGTCGCCCACGACAAAAGCCGTTACATTACACGGAGGGTAGTCAAATCCGACATTGTTCAGAATGTCGTGTTCGTTTAGATCAATATCTAGCCCTTCAATACCTCGCTCTGTCGGCACATGTCGAGCCGTTGCGGGGTTGAGATTGACACTGCACACGGCTCCCGTGATTGATTCTATGACCCCGTAGCGCCATGCCGGTTTCCATTTCAAATGACCCGGCTCCATCGCAAGGTTGTAAAACACTATTCCTGGAATCATCGTCGTGGCAGGGGTTAGCGAGGAACTAAACGAGGTGTCGCGGCGTATGATGTTCCATGATTGTTCTGTGAAAAATATCGTGCGCTGGCGAGAGGTTCCGGCATAGATCGTTGCGGATCGAAGTGGAGCGCTGCTACTGAAAAGCCAGTGGCCGGGCACTTCAGCGGTATAAACGGTATCACCTACTGCTAGTTCATCGTTCATATAGCAGGCCCACACGTCAAGAACTAAGCTCTCTACCGCGTTTTTGAACGTGAGTAGTTCGCTGTTTCGAGCCAGTCGAGCCAGTCGTTCGGCCATGAGTTCCTCTAAATCCTTCTCAGCAGCGTTCAGCTTGGCCGCTGCTTTGCCAAATTCCCCGATAACCTCGCTTAGTTTTTCAGGCGTTAACGGGTCGGTCTTAGGCAGTTCGATCTTATCGAGCTTGGTTTCTTCCTCTTTTGCCGCCGTTTTCGCCGGGTCTGGATAAGTAACGGTGACATTCGGCGGTGGGGTTCCTGGAACCGCATAGATCGCTCCCCATAGGTAGCCGGTCGGATGGGTACGGGAATACACAAAGGAAATGCCAACATCAAGATAGGCGGCGCCAAGTAGGGTTGCTTTTGCAACCGGATCGATTTGCCAGTTCTGCACCACATCGTCGGCCGTTACGGCCCCGTAGTCGAGGGTTTCGCCGACCGATTCAGCAAAGTACCCAGCAATAGCGGCCCTTGTTTCAGGCGGGGTTCCGCCGCTATCAAGATGTCCCATCTTTTTAGTTGATGATTGTTCCCGTAAAAGACGGAGCATCGCAAGATCAAGGTCACTATTTCGCGTCACCGTGCCAACCGATGCCGTGGTTCTAGCTGAGTTGATTGCCGCTAGTAGTTCCGTTTCTTTTACTGATTCAACGGCGGGCCATGTGGCGGGGTCATCGGGATCGGCGGGAGACGGAGGGGCGATGACAGACGCGGCCCTGTCTATTAACTTTTGTTTCCATTGTTCGATAACATTGTCAACCGCAGTCGCGGCCTCGCGATGTTCTTTTCTAAGCAAATCAATAGTTTTCAGCATCTTATAGAGTAGCGCTGAATACTCGGCTTCGGCCGTCTGAATCTTTGCTAGTTCATCGTTCAGCGCGGTCAGATTGTAGATCGGAGTTGCCCGATACAACCCCCCGCCTTTATTTTCGACGATGCGCGCGCGGCCCATATCTTTTCACTATGTCGAAGTGAGGCTCATTGAGTTTTGGCGCGGGGCAATCTCATAGAGAATGGATTTAACCGTCCATGATTGCGCCCCATCGTTAACCGTGTCGTTTGGATGCAGCAAAGGATCGGCAGCGCACTTTGCCCAGTACGTTCCATCATCGGCCTTCCCGCGCTGACTGATGCCGTACAGTGTACGGGATTGTGCAGTAAAGTAGGTAGGCACTAGGCGCCCTTGTAGGCGAATCGTTCCTAATCTTCCCGTGCGCTCGCCTTCAATCTCAGTCAGCACGGCTTGTAAAAACTGTCCGGTCTGTTCAGTACCATCCGATAATCGCACGCCAGAGTAAACGATGATTCGTCCATCCGCCGCCTTGCGAGCTGCTAGATCGGCTAGTAGCGTTGTAGAGCACGTAGGCACAATCGCTGTGATCCAAGTTGATTCACCGAGTCGGCGCTGGCATTGTAGCCTAGCGAACGGTAGCTCTAGTAGATCGCCGCCCGATACATACAATCTATAGACTGATTGAAGCGCAAGTACCACAACATCTGGGGGTAATACCGTATCGGTAACAGTCGGGATTCCAAGTGCTAGTCGTAGCGATAAGCTCGACTGGTTGGAATCCGAAATAATCGTGGGGATTCCCAGCGCGATAGATAGCGGTAGGCTAGGGATGGACAGCGCTGCCGGAGGCTCATAGAGACCAACGGAATAACATGTATACCCATGGTCAGCCGACCATTGAAGCACGCCAGACGGGCTATATAGCCACAGCGTTGCGCTGTTATAGCTTTCGCCGCAAACAAAAATTCCACCATAGGACGTGATTGCGATTGAGCGTAAGCTCCCTAGCCCTGTGATCGGAAACCCGCCTGAAGTAACCTCGGCCCCGCTAGAATCGAACTTGCGGATATAACCAATCCCGCAGACATACACATTACCGGACGCATCTAATGCGATGCCATAATCGTTATCGCCACTGTTAGCGGACCAGACTAGTGACCCGCTACTGTTATACTTTCTAATTGAATATGACCCTGTATTATTCCCACAAGTAAACACATTTCCGGCAGAGTCAACAACAATCCCGCGAACGGTTGCCCCATGATTCGCATTCCACTGCTCAGTGCCGCCGCTATTGTATTTTCGAGTAGTGACACTGCTTGAGACAACCCCACCTGAATAGACATTGCCTGATGCATCAATTGCAACGGCTTGAACATAATTGCCGTGGTCAGCCGACCACGATAGCGTGCCACTTGAGGTATATTTACGAGTTGTTTTGCTATCAGTAAGCGTTGCTGGAGCGCCGCCGATACACACATCGGACGCATTGGCCGCTACGGCGTAGATCGTCCCGCCGTGATCTTTATCCCATTGAAGGGAGCTTCCAGTATATTTTCGTAGGCCGCCGTTACCGCCTGTTGCCGTCCCGACGCCGCCAGAGTAGATATTTCCTGCCGAGTCAATGCTAAGTCCATAGATAATGCTATTGCGGGCAATAATGGTGCTCGCCGCGCCCGCCAGCGTATACTTTCTAATATTATAAGTCAGTGCATTTGGCTCTCCGGCGGTGAAGACATACCCATCCGGCGTTGAGCATGTCCCCGATCCATCGCAGGTTTGCCCGCCTTGCCCTGTTGTCGCCTCGGTCTGCGCGACATCCAAAAACCAGTCTTTCCAGACTATCGCATCCGCATTGTCGCTTTCGGAAAACCCGATGCGCGGGATTGCGGGATGCCCGCCGCTATTCCTTCGGAAACGTAACCCAATCGACGGTAATGGGCCGCCACGGCGCATAGTCTAGCCTTGACTCCAGATAGCGTGCCCGCTGACTGTGCTGGCGGTGGTCGTGCTTGGGATAAATAGCAGGAACGGAACGGTATTATTGTACATGCGCGGCATACCTCCTGTAACTGCATCAAGACTGTTAGGGGTATTGGCGCTTGACAAATCAAGCCTGGCAAGTACCCGGTAAGCGACTAAGCTCATTGCCCCACTTGTCCATGTTGCCGATAGAGTGAGCGTCTGGACTGAGCGAACGCCGGTATCTCCAGCCGCCAGGCCAATTGGGTAAAACGCACCAATTGCTGAAGATGCTGCTGTTGCGACTGAATTGGTTCCTGATTTTCCGCTAGAATTGCTTTGGTTAGTGTAACTGACCGTGATTGTCGGCGTCCCGCTCCCTGTTGCCGTGGTGATTTCTACGCCTAGCAATACCCCTTCGCCGTTACTTGTCCCGTCCGCAGAGCGAGCGGGCCACGCGGTAGAGCTGACTGTTTGGGCGCTCGTAGATGTCATCGAAAACCCGCTGTTATGCCAGAGGCGGTCGCACAACAGCAACTGACCGGCAATCGTCGCTTGCCCAGTCAATCGCGCCAAATAAGTGTTGCCGCTCGCTGGGTTACTAAAAGGCAATTGTCCGGCATAACTCGTGAGCGCCTCGCCAGCCAGCCCCGCCGATGATCCGGTAGCCGCTCCCGGAGCGCCGGCAAGATAAAATAGAGAATGTGGACGCCCTGCTACGAGAGTGGGGGTCGCTGCTTTGATAAATTCGCGAGGGTATTGCATTCCGGCGATTAGCTGATCGACGCTAGTAATAGCCATGCTCAGACTCCAGTTGTTGCTGCCGGAACGGTATGAGTAAAACTAGAGATAGTAACGGCGCCTCCTAAAACAAGCGGCAAGCTGGCGAACTCAAGATTCGACGCGCTACCTGTTGCCCCACAAGTCCCATCCATCACTCCGGTTGCCCCATCGCTCTTGAGCGCGCGGAACCAGGTGGGCGTACCGCCTGATGATGCGGCTGGCGCGGTGATTGCGCTGAAGGTCAGGACGCCGTTGGCAGCGGCTGGCGCGCTAGTCGCGGAAAACCGATGCTCAGACATCAAGGTATTACCACTGATTGCCGTATTGCCAGTAGCGGGCTTAGTTCCATCGTAGACCCGCAGATAGCCGTTATCCAGCAGTCTTGCCAGCGCATCGGCCTCGGCATTGACCGCTGCGTTTGATAGTTGTGTGTCTTTTGCCATTATTCAGAAACCTCCATCTGCGAGACAAGATGTGTCGCATAAACAGTGACTTGACCGGCAAGCATGGTTTCGCCATTGCCAAGGTCTGCCGTATCGCCAGGCCGTAGAAGCGTATCAACATCGCAACGAATCCGCCGCGCTCCTTCGTAGTCGTTGCGGTAGCTGATGTTTTTGATCGTGCGGGTTTTTGGAACCTGGACAGTATTAGCGGAGCCGGATAGCGTTAAGCTTGAATTACTAGGGCCGATATCGGTTGAGATCGTATTAAGGGTCACTGCATAAAAGAATTCGAGCTGTTCGGTTCCATCTCTGAATCGAATGCCCCGATGGATTTCCATCGATTGTGCAATGCGAGACTCAAGGGCGGTCAGCGTTGTCGAATCGGGCAGCGCAACGGATACTGTCGCATAAGTGGTTACAAGGTCGGCGCGGACCTGCACGGATTTCAGTAGCAATGAAATGGCGGGGCTAGAACCAGGAAAGACCAAGCGATAGACAATCGGCAGTGGTTCGCCGATGTAATCGCGTAGGATCGTCGGGGTGCCTAATGAGAACCGTAACGACAGGCTAGGCACATGGATATAGGCATCGCCGATGATTGCCGGCAAACCAAGCGAGATTGGCAGGCGTAGCGGCGGCGTCTGGACGGTATTGACTAGACTGATGCACGCCGCATCAATCGCGTTGCCCGTCACGTCTTCAAGGTCATTGCCGAACGTTGAAGCTTGCCAAGTCAGTGAGAAGCCATCAACTCGGCTAACCGTGCGAGCCGCCGTACCAGCGCCGGCCCCGCTCGGCACGCTCCGAGTTACGTAGATTCCATCATCCGAGTCAATCGCAATTCCGCGTGTCATCCAAGTATAGAGCGCGCCACTATCTCGGTTGATGTAAACACAATCAGAATCATACTCGTGGATGACATAGTAAGTGCCGGATATATTGACTGGATACATCGCAACAATAACATGCCCATCACTACGAATCACAACGCCACGGCCCGCGCAACGGTCGCCTAGGCTGTTCGTGGGCGCTACGGCATACGAAACGAGATTGCCACTACTATCGTATTTGCGTAGACAATGCGGCGTCGAAACATCGTTGAAGATTCCCGCAACGTAACAATTGCCGGACGCATCAACTGCGATACTTTGGATATGCGAATTAAACGAGTTTGCTGTTCGCCAGACCACCGATCCGGTGGATGCATTCGTCTTGGTTAGTAATGGCGCGTCATAGGGGAACGCAATTGATCCGGTGTAGATGTAACCGTCTCGATAGATGATGGGGCGGGAGTAATTTTCGACGGCATTCGTCGCGGCGTAGCCATGATCGGAACTCCACAGCAAGGCGCCACTGCTATCATATTTGCGAGTTGTGACGTATCCCGTTGTTTGCGATGGATCGCTACGAATTGCCCCTCCTGAATTAATTGCGTCACCGTATGTATACAGATTTCCAGAATCATCGATAGCGCATCCGAAGCAATCGGCGCCATGCGTAACAGACCAAATCAGTTCACCGTTCGCGTTATGCTTGCGAGTCGTTCTGGCATATTCGCCGTATGCGGCTAGGCTATCGTCATCTAAATGATACTGAAGCTGAGAGGCAGTATGTGTATTCCCTATGGAATCTAGCGCAATCCCAAGCACGCCTGTTACATTACTGCCGAAGCGGATGCGATGCCCGTGTGAGTAAGGATTTCCAGCCGAATCGAACTTTTGTAGGACGGGATAATCAACCCCGATATATGCTCCGCAACCCACGGCCAACAATGGCTTAGCCATAGCTTATCCAGGGTTGTAGAACACTTTGTTGGTGTCATTCCATGTGATCTTCCAATCACTTCCAGCCGAGACAACATCGGTATTGTCTGAGTTAGGAAGTATTCGGAATAGCACGGGGTTTGTAACTCCGCCGAACGTTCCGATTGCAACGCAAATCGCATGTCGAAACGTAGCAGTCAGGGCCGCCCATGTTAGGTCATCAAAATCAATCGTCGTTGCCGTAACTACTGGCGTTACGATCTGTTTGCCTCCCGCCGTATACCCGCCGCTTGTTCCTAGCTCGCTGAAGCTTGGGTCAGTCGCGTCATTCGCCCCATTATCCCATTGCGTATGCGCAGAACTGAACGTGTAGCTCGAAGTGACCAGCCGGACTCGCAGCTCTGAGGTATCGAGATCAAGGCCGCCCGTTGTGATTAGCTTCCAATAGTGATCATACCATGTAATTGTCGCAGCCATGTTATTAGCTCAATTGTCGAATGATTCTAAGATTCAGACTCAACTCGTTATTGTTGAGCTTGAACGAAAGCACCGCCCGGTATACGCCGGTTTCACAAGTGACTTGCAGTTGCCCGTAATAAGCCACGAGATACCGCAGCTTAATCAGTAAGTCGCGAGTCGGGTCGGTGATCGTCATTTGCAATGTTTGGTCAGTCGGAGTAAACCCCGTATCGTATGCGCTAACCCCACCGTCTAGCGTTTCCGTAATGCTCCCGCGCCGCGATGCCTCATAAATGTTCTTAGGAATCTGATGGACGATCAAGCACCCGTTAATATCAAACGTGAACGTCGATATGCCGATCATGTCGGATTCAGCCCTAGCAAATAGTTACTCACGTCTCGGCTGGTTTCGATGCGAATCAACTTGAGAATCTTGTACATAAATGCTTTTATTTCCGGCTCCATGCCTTCCGCATTAATCTTGATTGTCCCATCGCCGCGATTAAGGGCATCTTTTTGTGCCTGGATTTTCTCGATTTCAGCCTCTGCCAACTTGGTCTGCAAGTCAAGGGCTTTCTGTCGGCGTTCGTTTTCAAGCTTGATTTGATCTTCAATCGCAAGCTTCGTGTATGTGTCTGCTTTCGATAGATCACCGAATAGAGATCCGAGTAGCTGTCCTGTGCTTTCAATCGTGGTGTCAATAGATTTAAACGCCGCTTCGACTTGTTTTGTCTGCGCTTCAAGCTCTGCGATATTTAGCTTTATTTTGGATTCGATGATTTTGATCCGCTCATTAGAAGCGATTTCTTCCATCTTTAGCTGATATGTCTGTGATTTCTTTGTTGCCTCATCAATCGCCGCAGCCTGTTTTGCGGCCGCATCACTGACAGACGCAAACGCGCCTGTGGCCTTCACAGTCCCGCTAATCGTCTGCGTATAGGATGTTGACAGCCCATCTAATGCGGTTTTGTAAATGCCAGTTTGCGTGCCTGCCTCTTTATAAACATCAATTGCCTTATTAACGCCCTCTGGCAACTGCATTTCTGGAGGATTTGCAACTTCAATCATCCCGTCTTTTAGTTTTGTTAAGTCATCAACATACCATGCAATATAAGTGCTATTTTGCCTAAATCCATCAGACCAATCCATCATCTTGTCTGATGCAAAAGATATTGATTTTGCGGTATTTTCTGCTAAGGCGGCTCCCTGTTGTAGTCCATTAGACCAATCCTGCATCGCGCTATAATTCTTAATTATTTCAGCTCTATGTTCGGCAATACTCTTTGCTGCATTATCAACCCCCCTGCTGAGATCACCCGTTCCTATTGAGGCTGAATCTGTGGCCTGTTTCCACCCATCCTCAAGCTCTTTCTTATTCCGATCAATGTTGGCTGATACCGCATCCATGGTTTCGCCAAGAGAGTTTAGGCTGTCTTTATACCCTTTTATAACAACAAGATTCTGCGCTTTATTCGCGTCTGTAAACGTGAAATTCTGAGAAAACTCAGCAGCCGCCAAACCCGCCTCTAGCAATTTTTGCTTAATGCTAAGCAGGCCCAAAACAACAAAGTCAAAAGTAACCTGCACTGCATTGACTGCAACCTTAATCCCACCAAAGACATTATCAAAGATAGACGGCAGACCTAGGGCAGTGGCGCCCATTGTGTCGATCCGTTCGATCATGGAATTAAATTTATTTATTATTCCTTCAAAACTGAATGATGAAATTGCATCAGCAAGGTCCGCGATAGCCGTCCCTGTGGTGGCTCCTTTCCCAAGCAGCCAATCAGGTGCTAGAACATCATTAAGCCATTCCCCAAGGCCTGTTGAACTTGCTATTTGATAACTGAGGTACCCTACCGCTCCGGCAACTCCGGCTTTCCCTAATGCGGCTACCAAACTCCCAGTCCCAGACCCCGCTAAACCCAAACTAAGCGATGCGGCCTCTGCCTTAACCGCCGACATTGCAGCGCCGACGCCTGGTATTGCACTAGACAGGCCAGCAAATGCCAACGTCGCTGCGCCCAGTGTCCCCATGGCTGTCGTGGCTGCTAGGGCATACCCGCCAATCCTTCCAATAGTCTCAATCTTATTAATATCAATTGTTGATATAGCCGCGACAAGCTCGCCCACCTTCTTTACGAATGGGCCAAGCGATTCTACCGCTCCAGATGAATATACGGTAGTTTGTGTGAGTAGATTTGTAACCGTCTGGATCGATGCCGTTAAGCCTTCTTTTGTAGAGAGCGCTTTAAAATTAAATAGATTTGAAACGCTGTCAAATAAGCCTTGTAGAGACTGTGCAAATGGCTTGAAATCAACACCAGCGAAAGCTTCTGGCAAATTCTTAGCGACGTTTCTAATTAGTTCAGCAATCTTACCAAGATTAGTTTCGACTACCGAAATCAACGGAGCAAACGCATCGGACTTAACGACCGTGCCAAATGATGTTGCGAGTTCTGCCAACGCATCTCCAATTGCGCCGAAATTCTCAAGCAGGGGGGTTCCAAGGTTAATCAGTGCCACCGTAAAAGCTTGCGCCAGCGTGTCGGTAGCGTCTTTCATCTTCGCGAACGCCGCGTCTACCGATCCAGTCGCATTTCTCATGGCCTCCAAATTATCTTTAAACTTCCCGGAACTACTAATGGCTAGCACATTAGCTGCATTTAGCGCTTCCGTGCCGCCTGTCAAAATTGCAATCTTATCGCCAGCGCCTCCTGTCTTATCTGCCATTTCGGCCAAGACGCCAGATAGTCCCTTGGATTTAAGTGCCTGGATATCCCACTCTAGCCCTAATTCTTTTGCAAGCGTTGCAGCTTCGCCGGTTGGCTTAATAATAGCGGACAGCAACGCATTGAGTCGGGTCAACGCTTCGCTGGTTGGCGCGCCAGCCGCAGTTAGCGTTGCAATAGCCGCGCCCACTTGTTCTATAGGCTGCCCAGCCAATACAGCCGTGCTAGTAACGCCTGAAAGTCCAGACGCAAGCTCAGGGAGCGTTGTCTGGCCAAGCTTTACGACTTGGAAAAGCGCATCCGAATATTTAGCGGCCTTATCTGTCGATTCGCCATAAGCATTCAGCGTACTGACCACAGCCAGCGTGGTTTGATTGAGATCAGCCTTACCCGCAACAGATAGCTTTTCAGTTGTATTAATCAGACTAAGCGAATCTTTATAAGAAACGCCAGCAGAAATCGCGTTGTAGACAGCGCCGGTAATATTTTCAAGGCTTTGAGTAGAGCCAGAGGCATAGTCAAGGATTGATTGACGAAAGTCGCTCAGCCCATCGACTGTTTGATCGGTTAGCGTCGCAATTTCACGGAACGAAGCATCGAACTTGTCCGCCGCGCCAATCGAAAACCCCACAACCGCCGCGCCGGTAGAGATAATCCCAGCTTCAAACTTGAGAACGCCGGCTGTCGCTCCGGCCATTGCTTCAACTATCCCTGTCGCACGCTCGCCCAGACTGCCCATAGAATCGCCGACATCCCGCAAGCCAGCGGAAGCGTCGGGAGCGCCAGACAGGATAATCTTGATTGAGCTTGTTAGGTCAGCCATTGCGTTGTGCTTCTATATCCTGGTAGTACAGATTCCACACTTGCGCCTCTACCAAGCTCAGTCTGCCCGTTGGGAATAAATCGGGCAGCACTTCAAACAAGAACCGCCCGCGCTCTCGGCATAACGCCAAAGCTAGTCGGACGCGGGAATCTCGGTAGAGGGCTGCGCTTCCCCCGGCGTTGCGCCCTCTTGGCTCAACTCCATGATCTTCAAAAACAACAGCTTGAAGAAAAGCGGCTGGAATCGACTCAGCCAAAGCGCACGCTCTCGATTGAGCGGCGGTGATACGGTGCACATCGTCACAAATTCGATTTGCTTGATGAACTCATCCGACACTGTGCTAGAGGACAAGCCAACCGCCTCTTTGTAGACCTCGGCTTGCCGCTGCCCGCCCATCCCCGCCAGCGCTTCGAGCATGGCCCGCGCCTTCTCGGCGATCATACGAGCGTCATTAGCACGTGACATTTCTTCAGCGGTCGCCATTCTCACTGAGAAGTGAGACGGCGCGCCGCGAGACACGAGCGCTGCCGGAACTTCAACTTCAGCCGTGGCGGGGGTCCACGGCTGCGCCATCATCGATTCAAAATCGAAGTCGCCCATCATCGTTACGACGCGAAGTCAACGGACGGTTGCTGCACCGAAATCGTGATCGTCGCGGTCGGGCTAGCGCCTGCTGTGTTTGTTCGGGCGATACTGCCAACGCCTTGGGTGATTTGATACGGCGTCCGGTACAGATCGGGCTTGTACCGCCAGAGCAAGTTAAGGCCCATCTTCGCCAGTACTGCGTCGCTTACGCCGTCATTCAGGGACACATCGAAGCTCGCCTGCCCCTGCGAGGTCGTGAACGATCCAACGGTTTTATGGTTGTAGTATTGTTCAGACGATGCGCTATTCGATACGTCTGCCGGCTTCCAATTTCTAGCCGGCTCGATCACCGCGAAAATCGGAGTAGCAACCCGCGCCATGACCTTTTTCGCTACACTTCCGGTATGAATTAGTGGCAGCGCGCTTGAGAACGTAACCTGGCCACGGATAGGGTCTTCCGACCACACCGGATAATCGTACCGTTCCTGATGCGTACCGACTACCTGAAAAATCTCGGTCGAAGCTACAACGGCAGCGGTAATGCTGCTAAAGCGAACTTGGCCGATTTCGATACTGCCAACAGGGATTAGCGGAGGTCCGCCCGCAGCGCCGCGTGTTTCAGAAAACGCGGTCGATTCAGTACCAGGGACAGCAACAACCGTCCCCGTCGAATCCACGGTGATTGACGTGATCCGGTAGCCGTTCGTAGTGCCACGAGTCGCGGCGATATTGGTTGCAGCGGATACAGAGATCAGACCAGTCGTAGCGCTTGCCCCGGTCATCCCTGGCGCGTAGGCCGTGAACGCCGCAACATCAACGTTGTTGTTTCCAGCCGCCGCAGCGGGAGAAATAACGCCGCCCGTCGCAATCCCATAGGGAACAACGGCATACTCAAAGCCAGTTGCCGCGCTCCAGGGTTTCGTCGCGAGCGTAAAGATAGTGTGGGCGCCGGCGTCGGTCATCGCGGCAAAAGCCTGTTGCGATTGTCCGGCCTCGTATTCAACAGTCGAATTGATTAATGCAGTCATGTTGCACTCAGTTGGTATTTAGAGGAAAACTGAAGCGGATACGAACAATACCCGTCCTGAATCCGCGAAATAGGCGGCGTCTCTATTTGCAGGCGCTCGTAGTACTGATTCGGCTGCCAGCCCGATAGCGCAATCGCGACTTTCGCGAGAATCGGAGACGCTATCTGTCGTGCCCCCTGCCCGCTTGGCTGGTTACTAAACCGGATAACCGCCACAACCAAAACGACTTCCTTTAGCGAAATCGCTGCCGGATTGTAGGCATCGATAACCGATAGCTGGTATGACACAACCCGCAACGATTGAGCGACTTGCGTATTCTCAGTGGCCCCCGCTAGATCAGAGGCATAGAGAATCCTTATCCCTAGATTTTGCGACTCTAATCTCGATCCGATCAGCTCAGGCAGTGCATAGGGCTGCGGCATGTCAGTAGGCCGTCAATACGTTAGGAATCGTAAACCCGGTGCTAGGCGTCGAATAAGCGATGCCTGGCGCGCCGCCTTCCGATATCCGAAGCGATGTCAATAGCAGGCGTTGCGACGCAATATCAGAAAGCGTCTTCATTGCATTCGCCCGCCCTTCCGATATCCGATCCGTCGCCATATTTCCTGACAGGAACCAGCGAGACAAATCTAACGCTATCTGTCGAATGATCGGGTCAACGGGCGAGAGCGGCACTTGATAAATACCTCTCGCATACCCGTCAATCAAATCACTTGCCGCGCCAAAAGCCGCAGCCGCAACGCCAGCATCCGGCGAATCGTCTAAATCACGATCCGTCAATTGCAGCCATTCGGCCTCGCCAAATGCCGCAATGAAATCGTCGGACGTGGCGTAGGCCATTATCAAACCTTAGTCAGCTTAATGACCGCGCGCGGGATCGTGCAGATGTTGAGCGGGTTGCTCTGCATCTCAAGCTCAACCCCCTTATTGAACTTCATCATTTCCGACTTGGCGTAATACGGCAGGCCGGTCGTATTGACGGTTTCTTGATAAGGGGCTGGCGCATACCGAGTCAAGAACATGCCAGGCACGCCCTCTGGAATCGCGTAGGCTTCATCATCGGCGATCTTGCAAGACGAAGTACCGGAGTACCATTCCCAAGTGATCCCGCCCCAAACAAACGAGCGAGTCGGATCGCCACGCACAGCCGAATTGTCCTGGCTATTGAGGTACGATGCGTTGATTACATCGTGGCTCATAAGCGCCGGCCAAAACCCATCGCCGCATAGCACGCGAACGCCGGTATACGGCAGCCCGCCAAGGCCGGTTTTGATGCCTTGGAAAATATCAAAGCACTTGCTACGGACCTTGGTAGTCGTGGTCGTCAAGGCCATTGCGACGGTCTGTTGGGTCACGCCGAACTCAGTAAACAAGCTCGTAGTGCTGCCGCTCGCATCGTAATAGCTGCCCATAATCGCCGCGATACGATGGGTTTCGATGGTGTAATCCATCGATTGCCGGCCTTTCTCTAGCTCCTCGTTAATCCGATCCTGGACGGTTTGCGCCATGGTTTCGGAGCCGAAAGCGCGGATATTCTGCACTTCATCGGCCATGACAGCGCCGGTTGCCGGGATATGCGGGATCGCGATATTGCGGGCGACTCGCTTATCCGAGGTGATCGGAGTGCCCGGCGCATTGCGTGCCTTAGCGCCAAGAAGCTGAATAGTGCCGTTGCGTTCCTCTACGGCAATGCTCGTAGTCGATACGCCACGTTCTTCAAATAGCCCAAGTTCCGCAACTCGCATCGGGCGGAACGGGAGCTTGTTAATCGATGCAGTCAACGAAATCAGCGAGAACGCATCGGATGAAAACGGATTCCAAGCGGGCATGGGGTTTCTCCTTAGCGCGCGATGATGTTGAGGGCCGGCAATTGGCGGGCTTTACAAGCCGTCTGTGCCGCAGCCGAAACGCCCGACTTAAAGGCCAACAAGCTACCCTTGACCTCTGCCAACCGAGCCACGATAGTTCCGGCCGCAGCTGCCGAACTCGCATCAACCGCACGATACAAAATACCAGCCGGCTCCTGGCTGCCATCGGTCGCAGTGGGATCCCATCCGACAACCTGCTTGGTATGAGTCGCGACGATGAAGTTGAAGTAGTCGCCACTAGTCATCGTGCCAGCGTTCGCCAGAGTGAAGTTGACATGACTGGAAGTGTAGGCCGTGGCCACTTGCCCGCGCTTCAGCTTCGAGCCGTTCGGCGCAATCACTTCAAACTCGGCGGTGGCAGAGGTTGCGAGCAATTGCACGCGATAAGTACCGAGTTGCGCGTCTTGCCCTAGCGACAAGCCCGATACCGCACCCGTTCCAGTGCCCACCAAGACTGGAGTGCCAGCAGCCGTCACGACAACGGTATAGCTATCGCCAGTGGTCATCGTTCCGCCGTTCGAGATTAGGAACGACAGATGGGAGCTAGCGTAAGCCGTGCCGACCGCCCCGTTAGCCAGGGCAACACCATCAGGACCGACAACCGAGAAGGCAGCGGTAGAACTGGTTGCCAGCAACGTTATAACATAACTCCCAACCTGGACATCAGGCCCGAAGCTAAGGGCCGACATTAGCCCCGTGCCAGTGCCAACAATCGTCGGGATCGGAGCGGCAGCTTGTCGTTTGGTCTTGCGCCCCACAACAACGCCGGTCGCAAGGTTTTCACCGCTCGCGACAGTAACGCCATCAAGGCTTAGGGCGCCTTGGCTAGAGAGCAAAAACTCGCCAGCGCCAATCGTTTCAGTTTGTGCAGTCATTTCAATTCCTTACGCGGCATTTCGCTTAGCGCGCATGGCATAGATTTCAGAAATGTTCAGTTGCGGCTGAGTATCGGGCGCCTTGCCATTCTTCGCCGACTGCTGGAACAGCGACTCATCACGAGCCGGCTTAGCCGCTTGCAGATCGGCAGAAACCGCAGCAAAAACAGCATCACTCATTTCGAGATAAGGCGCCGCTTTCGCATCGTCATACTCCCGATCCAGCGCCGAAAACAGCGCTTTTACGGCGGATAGGCGGGCGGTCTTGCGAGAATCAGCTAGCGCGGATTCAGCAGTATCGGCGCGGGTCTTTTCGGCAGCGAGTTGTGCGGTAAGGTTTTCAACCTGAGCTTTTAGGTCATCGCTCATTGATGGTTCCTGTTTAATCGTGGGGGATGCAGAAAAAGCGGAAACGGACGTATTAGGATCGGCGTCGCTTGGGACAAACGAGACTTCGAGAATGCGGGCATTGCGGAAGATCGAATTGACTATTAGCGAACGGCCGTTAATGTCAATAGAGCGTGGCGGGTCATTGGTTTCGACGTTCGCGTTAAACCCCACCGACAATTTCCATGGAGCGCCCTCGGCAAACTCGGCAGCTACAGACCGCCCGGCTTCAGTCGCTTTTGAGAAATTCCCAGCAACGCGGATCGCATCGCCTTCAATCCAGACTTTGCAATGTCCGGCTCGTTCATCATCATCATGATTAATTAGCGCGAACATTCGATCAGGAATTTTGACGCTGGCCATATCAATAGCGCAGTCACCAAAGAATATCCCGTTATTCCAATAATCAGGGACAACGCCGCCAGAATAGGCGATACCGGAAAAACCAGTGGGGAGACTGCTATTCGGATCAATAGCAATATCGGGAGAAAATGTGAAGTAATGCGGTTTGTCGCTCATTCCCCTATATTGCATAGGGGAGCGATAGTTTTCTACTTACAAAATTTGCGTTTCAATAGAATTATGGCCGGGATGATATGCGCCGGAAATCCGGTGGCGGGTATTCCCGATATTCCCCGCCCATCCCAACCAATAACGATTATAGCTCAATCATGGCTAATAGATATTGGCGACTCAATCTCAGAAATGTAGCTCACCACGCTTTCTGAGAAGCCATCGATATGGGCCCAGTCACCATATCCAACGCCGTTTTTGTTTGAGGCCACATTAATCATATAGCCAAGACATCCAGGGTTTCCTACCCTATCGGCTGATTGTTCATCGGTAACAACGATAAGGCGATCAATGCCATGGCACGCCCGCCTAACATCAATCACTGCCTGACCAAGCATCGTCCCGCCACCAGGCATTCCAAGCGCATCAACTAATGCCATCCCTTTTCTATCCGGAACCTCGCGTATACTGTCGTTGAATCGGAAAACTCTCACATCAGAGCAAACGCCACGGATCAAAACAGCAAGCGCCGCAGCCGCGTCGAACCGGGACAGGTCGGACTTCGCTGAAAGCTGGGAACTCATTGATCCCGATGTATCAACCAAAACAACCGTTTTGCCCGACAGCTTAGGAAGCCCAGCAGTAGCAAGCTGCATCGCTTCGTCAAGTTGAGCTTCCCACGCCGGGACTGCCCTCGCCGCTGCTAGAAACCGAAACGGGAGCGCCCTTGACCATTTTGCCCCATCTCGAAGCGCGGTAAAAATCAGATCAGTCCTTACATTAGCCTGTTGCATGTTGCGTAGGTTTCGTAGCAGTGCCAGATACCCTAGCTTACCTTCGCTCAACAGACGCTCAAAAACTTCCTTTTTATCGCCGCCAGCCGATAGGGCAACCTCCCAAGTATCCGGCGTGGCTAGCGTTCCCTCAGCTAACCGCTTCCATAGAGCGACTTGAGCTTCATCCTTTGGCTTTGCGTGTGATAGAAACAGCACATCTCGCAGCTTTACTACGGAATCACGGTTGTATTTCGCTAGCGCGTACTCGCTGAACTTACCGAACGCCAGCGCAAGGCCCTTTTTTACCTGCTTTGAGAGAGGCTGTCGTTTATCAGCCCAGTACAGAGCCATAAATTCCGCAAGCTCATCGGCGCGCTGAATGACTCGATAGAGCGTATTTGAGATAAGGCCAGTAGGGCAACGGCTTGAATCACGGGCTAGTTCTCGAACTAGCAGGAGCGGGACATGCCGTAGATTCTGTTCTTCTCGTGCTTTGATCGCCAGATCGGCTACGTCAATCGGATCGCACAGCGGAACAAGGCGCTTGATACGCTCCGCAACCGCTTCGCCAGATTCGTAGAAACCAGACTCCCACAGCAAGCAGGCAAGGGTAGTTCTGCGAAGCTCATCAATAGGGCTAATTCGACGGGCCGGGGCGCCTTCATGCGTCCTAATTACTGCGGGTTTGGTGTTGATTTTCATTAGGTTCTCCAAAAGAAAAAGGCCACGACATGCGTGGCCTCTCTCCGAATGGTTGGGGAACAAGCGGCATCGGTGTTTTTCACCAAGAAGCAACCGATACCTTCACCACCAATTGCGGGAACAAGCGACATCGGTGTTTTTCACCAAAAGAAGTAACCGACATCTTCACCACGCAAACCCATCATACCTAATTTTGTTTGCCTTGTAAATATTAGACGCAAATATTATCGCTTATTCACGATCTGCCGGACCCTAGCCGGCGTCAAGCCATGTCGTGTTGCAATGCCGCGAACCGTCTCTCCAGCCGCAACTGATTGGCGAATCTCGGCATTTCGAGTTGAGAATCCCCGATCAATATAGAGCCATCCGGCATAATCGCGCCGCAGCCGATTCGCAACGACCACCGTTAACTGTTCGGCCCGATCAACGCCTTGCCCCTGCAAAGCTTCTTTGATTGTTCGCTCGATATCGGCCATCGATACCCTCCTAGAACCATCTACGGATTCCATTTAATAACCGTTTCCACCACGATTCAGGCTGTGATGCATCAAGATAGCTTTCAAGCAGTTCATCAATTGATTTTAGATCATCGTCATTGATGCCAAGAAACGGGCGGGCAGGGATATCGCCCCACGGGATAGGGCTATTTCTCTTTGTTCTTCCCGACGCGCCTTTGCGCTGCCCGTATTGATGGACGTTTGCATAATCTACATTTGTCCCCACTGAGACAGCCCCATCGCCAGCAATGTACGTTATGCTCGAAGCCAGCCGCCCGGTATCGCGCAGTATCTTCGCCCCACCGCCTTTCTTCCTTCTCCTCGCCAGCGTGACGCTACTAAGCGGCTGCCACGGAATATGATCGGGGGATTCTTCATCGACGAAGCGAAGTTGCGTGCTACTCACTAAGATTTGCCCGATGGCATCTAGTACGGGGCCAGTATCACTCATGCGCCGGCTAAGCTCAGCAAAAAGGCGCTCCGTTTCTTCCGATTGGACTTCAACAACAATCATATTAGCTTACTCAGCCAAGACATGAGCGAACCCCATCCGAACGAGAAGAACCCGATGATCGATTCCAGCCATCCAGCCGGCGCTTTCTGCGCAGAATTTGCAACTGCCGCTGCCAATCCTGCCGCCACATCATCGCCAGTCGGCTTATGCCCCCATCCTTGAGATGGGCTATCGGTCGGATTCGACTGATTCAACCCCGTATCGCTTCCGCTTCTTGCAGTTGCTTGCGAAGCAGCGAGGCTAATCAACGTGCTACGGCACTTATGATGGAGCTGTGGCGAGTTAGTCGCCCACCACTTGTCATCTACCGGACGGATAATCCCGTTCCGATGCCGGCATATATCAGTCGTTCTATTGTCATTGACTGCCGAAAACATCAAGTAAGGGCGATTGTCTTTGTTTTTTTCAAACTGAGTCCATCGGCCCGTATTGTACGCCTGCTGAATAAAGTTTCGGAATATAGTTTCAGTATGAGAATCACTCAGCCCGCCGATAATATCTCCCGCCCTTTTCTGCCAATCCGCAAAGGTTTCGCCATTCTTTAGAGCAACATTCAGGCTATCCAGCGTCGATTGGATTTGAGAGAGCCCCGCAAGCCCGGATACAGTAAACGCCCCGTTCTTCGAGTTTTCCTGTAACTGCTTATAGAAATCTTCGGGAAGCGTAATGCCGCGACTCTTTGCCCACGCAATCGCTTCCTGAAAGTCAACAGGAAGCCCTATTGAGATTGGCGAATCTGCCATTAAGACCTCAGCTCCTCGGCAGCCACATAGCCCAGCACCTGTGCCGCAAAATGTGCCCGCTCAAGTGTCGATTGAAATGCCGGGTCTAGCGAATCACTAGACTCAAACAGCATTAATAGCCGACGCTCAAGATCGGCTTTGTCTCGCGCTGACATGACGATAGACCGGATATCGTCAACCGGGATAGCCGCATTTGGCGATTCATCCAGCGCAGCGCTACCCAAATCCTCCACTGCCTGCTGCGTCTCAGTGTATTGAGCGCCTTGCGCCGCGAAAGAGTGCCGAGTCGAGAACGTAGGCGTTACGGTAGGCGCAGTGGACTGCGGAGCATCTTCTAAATCTTCATCTTCTAAGTCGTAGTTATCAACAAAATACGAACGCGAAAGCTTCAGACCGCTGGTTTGCAAGACAGGCGCTAGGTTTTTATCTCGATCCGACCGGGCGGATTCTAGCCCCGTTTCATCGCGCCGAACGAATCGAAGCGGCTGGAAATTGTTTAGCTCACATAGCACGTCTACGATGCGCTGCACAGCTTCAGTATTCATCCGAATATCCGCCAGCCGCCGCGTATCCTCAACTTGCAGCCCTACCTCCCCAGACGCTCGTGAGCCATATGTGCCGCCGTCTGTCGTCATCGTGTTGCCGAGGATAAGCTTTTGAATGCGCTTTGTAAGCGCTAATTCCATCCGCTCGAACTCGCCAGATGTAGAGGGCTGAATCGTATCAATCTTGTCGTCCTTTTGACCTTGCCACGCAACAACCGACCTCACCCCCTGAGCCTGCATCGCTTTAACAAAATTTTCGTAATTTTGTACATTCGCCGCAACAATGGGTTCGCCAAATGTTGACAGAAAATTCAGCCACATCCGCCAACCTTCATCCCGCCATAGTACGGGGAACCAAAGCCGAGAGAGCAACGATTCGCCGTAGGGATTTTCCATCGTGGGGTTGCGAACGATAGGGATGAACTTACGAGGATCGCATTCAATGCCGGGGAACCCGCCGCTTCCATCATCGGGGTGATAGAGCCAAGTATTATCCTCGGCTAACAAATCAAACCATTGTATCGGGCAGCGGGATACCATTTTGATTCCCGTGCGGCCGCCGTCCAGTTGCGAATACACAACCTCCGACATGGAATAACCATACGCCACCGCTGAAATCGTAGCGCGGTCTAGCCGTTCCATAACTCCAGTAAGTTGTTCTTTAACGAACTTAGCCGCTCGCGTAGTGCTCGGCTCGATTGCCCATGGCGTTGCGATCAGCCCCGATACCCGATCCTCAAGCCTGCCCGCGATTTCATCGTCTAGTTCCAGCCTGCGGAGTTGCCAGCGAGCAATGCCCGCTTGTTGCAGCAACAAATCAGGGTCAGGGATCGTCCCGAAATACTGCAACATGTGATAGTAAGCCTGCTCGGAATAGAGCGGCTGGCGAGCGAATCCGCTAATTTGCGAGTCTCGCTTAAAAAATGCGCGTATTTTATCCAGCATGGCGCTGTCCTCCCGGTAGTCGCAACCCCGATAAGCTATAGTCAATTTCCTGTTCTTTCATGACATACCCATCCAGCGAGTACCGGATTGCGTCGATGCAGTGGTTAAAATCGTCAACAATAATTGGCAGCACTTCTTGCGTCACTCTATCCACTTTATAGCGATAATGCTTAAATTCTTCAATAGTATGCTTGCATCGCGGATGAATGTATATTTTTTGAAACGACTTGAGCAAAGCAATCCCATCCTCAACCGACCCCGACCACTTCTTAGCCCCGACGATATCGAAGCCGTGGCGATTCATCGCTGATATCGTTTCTGGCCGAGAGCAATCCGCCTTGATCCGCCATTTTCTTGATTCTCCCACGGCATCGAAAAGTTGTTCAGTCTCGCTTCCGATCTCGATTCCGACTCCGTAAGCCTCTTGATCTATATACAAGCAGCTTTGATCTACAAACGACCGAATCAACACGGTCGGGTCTTGTGAGAAACCCCAATCGGCGCCAAATAAGAATCTTGCATTACCTGGTGTCTCGAATGCCTTTTCTTCCCACTTGCCAGAAAAGATGATGGCATTCGATATCCTCCGCGTGTTGCCTTCCCAAATATGTTCGTAGGCGTCCTTGTCAACGCGAAGGCAATAATCTTTTTCAGCCCGCAGCGTATCAGGAAACCATGGATTATCCCGCCAGTTGACCATCCGAATGATGGCATCATCTGGCGGATTGACGACGAACTTTTGATAAGTCGGATCGTCCTCTTGGTCTGGGTTGAACGTTACCCAAATCTCAGACCCTTCTTTGCGGATCGTCGGAATCAGCACCTTCCATGATTCGACGCTAATGTTGTGCGCCTCCTCAACCCAACAGATATCGGCGCCCTCAAAAGACTTGATTTCACTGACATTATGATGCAGCCCGCGATACGTAAACTCTGAGCCGGTTGTCTTAGACGTGATCTTGTTAGCTTGTACATCGAAGAACTCAGATAAGCCGATAGAATCGATTTGGGTCTTGAGCACTTGGTGAACCGAGTCCGCTATCGAGTTCTGAAATTCCCGCGTGCAAAGCACCCTAATCCTCTCTCGATAGGCGCGAATCAGTAACAGTCTTGCAACGCACCATGACTTTGCCGACCCACGACCTCCGTACCAGCACTTATATCGAGTCTTTCTGGTAAGCGCGTCGCGAAATGGCTCCGATACCTCAATCCTGAGCGGCGACGCCATCTACCACCACCAATTCAATCCCCGGCAGTTTGAGTTGGAACGGCTTATCGTCTTTGTTTGATATCTCTACCGACTTCAGTTTTGGCTGAATATACTGAATCAGCTCACACCAAATCTTCGCTCTAACGACATGCGGACAGCTAGAATCAGTGGCAACACTAACCGCCTCGGCAACCGGATCAATGCCAAGCTTGTTGAGTTGTTGAGCAACTGCGGTTTTGCTTTTGCGCGCCATATCGGTATCGATTAGAAGAAACAATCACAACTTTTCTTCCTCACTCCCTTCATCTGAATACTGATTAAGCTTTCTCACCAAAATCCTTTCTGCTAAAAACAACGCCCTACTCCCCATGTGCCCGCATATACCCGCAAGGGCGCATGTCATCAGCAATGGTAGCGCAACTGCCTCGCATGTCCAAAATACTAGAATACCGCAAAATGCGGATGTCAGCATCTCAACGCATATCCGTATTGTTGCACATTTCCAACAATGCGGCGCATGCCCGATCATGTATTGTAAGCGCGCCACTAGCCCCCCAAGCATAGCAATCCCGGCTATCACTAGGTAGGTCCATGCCGGGTAGTCTATCGGGGTTTTTTGCATGTTATCGTTCTTTTACAGTTAACTGGAAGCTCCGCTCATCCGTTCGCCCGAAACTGGTCGTTACTCGGCATGAAATGGTGTACTTCGTATCGGACGTTCCGCCAGATAACCACACCGTCACCACACTGCCGATTTTTTGTTCAACGCTGTCTAGCGTAACTAGGGAAGTATTGACTTCATGGGAATTAACCGTCAACCCAGACGACGCAGTAATCACATGAGAGACAATAACCTCGGTCAGTTCAAGCCAATCCTGCCATAAAAAAGCATAGTCTAGGACGGCATCGGGGTCTTTAAACCCCATAGATACCGGAGCGGCCTTTGTTGACGGATAGGAGACTGACATCAGAAAGCCCCGGCGACACCGATTAACGAATCATTCGGCATAGGAAGAACAATCCTAACATCCTGTCGAACGAAAACAGGCTCATCATTCTTCCAAGCGATGACAACTTCCTCGCCGGTAGTAAGCTGAATAATCAGCTCTTTTCCGTTTGTCAATACCGATCCGACCGTCTTGCCGGCAAGCCGATCATGGATATAGGTCTTCATTACGCAATCCGCAAAATCGCATTGCTCGCGTCGGCCGTTGGCAACGTCACGGTGAAGGTGCCCGCAGTGCTCGATACCGTTCCGCCGAAGTCGTGGATAGACACGGAGCTATTGCTGTTAGTCGTGTTGTAGATCATGCACGCTGCGGCCGAAATGGTCGCAGTTGACCACGTTACCGGGCTAGAGAAAGTCGTATATGCAGTGGTGCCACTGCTCGTAGGGTCAACTCGCGTCAACGTTGCACCGCCAGCGGTATATCCGGTTCCGCTCGCTTCATCAGAGTTACCCGTGATGTTGCTGTAATTCGTGCTCGCGGCGCCATAAGTGCCTGCCATGCCGCTTTTAATGAGCGCCATTTTGAACGTATTACCGCCCGTCAATAAAAAGTTGTGCTGAGCCCTCAACACCTCGACTTTGAAGCTCGTGCACATCGCAGTTGTAGCAGCCATTTAACACCTCACACAATGCGTAAGTTTGGATCATCTGCCATGACAGTCATGACCCTGTTTTCAATTTGGACAATGATTGTCCTATCCTCGGACGCTATCGCAAGCAGGCGCCCGCCCGG